AGATGCTCATTAACAGAGATTATTGGTTAACGGAAAAGAACAATGGTAAAAGGAAGAAATTGATGAAAGTAAGGTGGGCAGTCGGTCAACCACTTGGAGCATATAGCTCTTGGGCGGTTTTCAGTTTGACACACCACTATTTTGTTCAGTTCTGCTACTATGAGTCACTTCCCCCTCGTTTAAGGGAGAAATACAAACTGTGGGATTTTAAAGATTATTCTATATTAGGAGATGATGTATGTATCTGGAACAGTAATGTTTCAAATATATACCAAGATTCTCTTAATCAGATGGATGTCCCTATAAACAAGGAGAAATCCATCTTAACTGTTAAATCGGAGTATAGAGTCGGAGAATTCTGTAAAAGAATTTTCATGAATGGAATTGAGTTATCACCATTATCTATTAACTCACTTCTATCTATCCGTGAGAGTTTATATAATCTCCCGGGTGCTCTAGAAATGATAACAGAACGATGGTCTGTCCCTGATTCTATCTTAGAAAGCTGGGTTCGAGCTGAGAAGGTCTTCACTAAGAAGACCCATCTACTTGACATAATACTGGGTTTTAGACACCTTGTGAATGGAAGAAATTCCTTCCCATGGTGCCAGTTCGATCGGGAGTCCACCCTTGAGGGGTTAAGACTCCATCTGATCGGAACTTTCAGTATTGGATACTCGTTTATCACAGGTCGTCCAACTGGATTTGATCCTGAAGACCCTTTTAAAGGGGTTATCAAGAAAGTATCTCAATTGAAAGAGATCTTTGATAAACACGGTATAGGTCTTTCTAACAACCTTTTACCAGACAAACCCCTACGGGTTCAGGTTAAACCAACAATGAGACCCTATCATCCGATAGTTGAAGCATACCAGGACATGTGTGCAGTTTCCTTCGAGCAAAATTTCGATTGGAAAATTGGAAAACGTCCATCACTGGACGATGATCACAAAGTTCAAATCAATTACTTTAAAAGAACTAGAACAACCTCTTTAGACCTCTTCTTCTTGAAAACAAAGAGAAGAAGGGTTGTAATGCAAACAGCCATGGCTGTAAAATGGTACTATGCCCTTAAACAGGCAATAGATTCTTCTACAGACTCCAACATAACGACTTCACGGGATCCCGGTTAATGGATCTTCC